AATGTTTCCATTCTTATCAAAGATTTTATTGTTAAAATTATCTTCTACTTCTCTAAAAAACTTAGCATCTAAGTTCTGGAAGTTACCATCAGGCAATCTTTCAGCAGCTTCTAAAAATGCTTTTTCTCTAGCTCTAGCTCTACCTATAATTAACGCAAAAGCGTCGTCGGTAGATGCCATAAGTTTAGTAGAGTAGGTTAAGAAACTATTATCATTCAGTCCTCTTACTACATTAGCAGTTCTATATAATGCTTTATCTACTTTATCTCCTCTAGTTTCTGCCCAGTGACCATACATTTGCCATTCATCATCCATCTTACTTCTCTCAACATATCTAGTTTTCATTGTTGAAATATCACCAGACCAGTAAGAGTTAAGCCTTCTTCTAAATAATTCAAATGATTCTGGTATAGCTTCACGCATAGCATTTAAAGATGCCAAGCCAGCTCTCATTGTAGCACCGTCACCTCGTAATAAACCACCCATAGCCATAGCCATAGGACGTGCAAACGCTGCGGTAGATGTACCCATGATTGCGCGGACTGCTGTTTTAGGTCCAGATAAAACACTATGCGTAAACATAGTACCCATCTCTCTTAAAAATGCACCAGTCTTTTTAGCATCTCCAGCCCATTCACCACCTCTCATCTTAACACGCATAAACGCATCTAGGTCATCAAGTGTATGAATCTCTTTAGCCATAGATATACCTTCAAACATAGCTTTAAATATCTCATCCCCACCATCTTCTGTTGTGACATCTAACGCCATACGGAAAGCATTAACACTCTCTTGTACTTGTTTATCAATCATTTCAGCTTGTAGTTTTGGAGACATTCTTCTACCTGTTGCCTTACCAAATTCTCTAAGTTGTTGAGATACGTCGGCACTAGCCATTTTTCTCATCTGCAAACCAGCGATTAGTTTTTCAACCATCTTCTGTGCAGGACCATCAATATCTTTAATATTATATATATCTGCTAATTCTCTAGCTGAAACTCCTGCATCTCTTATTTCATTAAATAAAGAAGCATTAATCATATCTATAGCATCAGCATATTCAGGAGCAACATAAGAATATAGAACTTTTTTACCGCTTTTACGATCAAGTTTTTCTTTACTAATCTGTGCCCAAAACTCTTCAGGAGTTAAGTCAGAGGTATTTCTACCTTCAAACACAGCTTTGTAAGTATCAAGATCTTGGGCATAATATTCATCAAGAGTTTTACCCTGCCTTGCAGCAGTCTCTTTCATTTGTTTAATGTAACCTTGACTCCTAAATCTACGTAGTACTTTTTCTACTACACTTCTAGCTTCTTTAGTTCCTTTAGTAAGAGCTGTAACTTCTGAGTTTGATAATGAAGAACCAATACTACCTTCCTCGGAACCAAAGTCATTTTTCTTTTGTAACTTAGATTTTCTTAAACTAGGTCCTGTTTCTAATGAAGTAGTAGCACCTTGAGATCTGTTTGCTAGAGCTGGGTTTTTACTTGCTCTAAATCCGGGTTCTTTGACTTGTGTAGCAGCCTCTTCTAGTTGCTGTGATTTTATACTCTTTTTTCTAGAATTAACTGCGTTAGCAATTTCATCTTTTGGAAAGTTTTTAGCAACACCATATAGAGTAGCATCAAATACAGCTCCTATTGTCATACCTTCTACAACGTTTTTTAAGGTTTTCATTATTGGACCATCAGTGTCTTGTGTAGCTAATGGTGTATCCAACCAAGGGAAACGTTCTTTTAGTAATCCAGATATATTATCATCTTGAGAATCTTTATCTATTAAGTCAAACCTTGCACCGACTTTAGCACCTTGTACTAAGTTTTGTGTAAAGGATAAACCTGATCCTGCTTTTCCAAATCCACCAGTTGCATATAAAGTAGCTCCAACTTCTGTTAGACCTCTTATTGCAGCACCCCACCAAGTCTTAGTTTCTAGTGGGTCGTTTTCTTGATATAAAAATTTATCCCACTCTGTTTCATAGTCTTTGTCAAATGCTTCACCTGAAGCAAAATCAATAACTCTTTCAGGAATAGTAATAAGGTTAGCAGCAGCGTCTCTTGCACCGGCTATTGGAGCTTTAACTGTATCGACAATGTAGTCACCTAAGTTAGCTCCCTGATCTGGTTTGTTAGCTTCAGCTTTAGCTTCCTCTTCTTGTGCTTCTTGTTCTCTTAATGCAGCGCGTTCTTGCTCTGCTTCTTGCATGTTAATTACTGCCTCGGCAGTTTCCTCTTCGGATAAACCCATACCAGATATGCCTATCTCAATAGTAGGGTCAAATTCTTCATTCATAGTTACCACGGTAATTATTGCCCTTAGTAAGGCAAGTAAACCGCAGTTACTCGTCCTTTATCATTAGGGCTTTTTTGTTATAAATGGATGTTTTAGCGTTTTGATCTCCTGCTCCTTCTGCCTCAAGTCTTGCTCTTGTTATACTTCCGCGAGTAGGAAATTTATAAATTAAATCTAAAATTTTTTGATTATACTTTTCTTCTTGTTGTTCTATTTGAGCATCTGGTACTAAGAATTTAACTTGAGCATTAGCTAAATCTATAGGATTGATTCCCAATCTCATAGCTAAGTCTCTGTAGTAACTAGGTATTCCTTTTGCTTGTTTTAAATCACTGTTATACCAAGAAATTAATCCATTATCTATTTCTGCGTTAGTTGTAATTTTTTGACTTCTCCATTTACCACCACCTGACTCAAGCATTGAGCCCATCATCATACGGTGATAAGTTTCATCTCCATCATCTGAAAAATCAGTTTGCATATATAACTTTAATGTTTGAGGATTTTGTATTGCTCTTTGTACTGCATTTAATCCAGCATCCATAGCTTGTTCTGGAGTAGATACAACCTGTCCATTACGTATATAAGTACTCTTATATGTTTTGTTAAATAGCTCTGTTAGATTTTCATTTAGTCTTAACCATTGTGGAGACTTGATATCAGTTTCTCCATAAGTGCTTTCTGTACCTTCGTTAGTGTAAGCTTTGATATATTCAGCAGCTCTTTTATGATCGTCAGTTCCGGGTACGGTAGCACCAGCAGTAATAATTTTATCTTTATACTTGTTAAAGATTTTTGTACTTACATTAGCTAATTCAAAATCATATACACCACCTTGGTAACGTATAGATTCTTGAATCATATTCTCAGCTTCATCATCCTCTATATGACCAGCTAAAGCTCCTGATAATTCAGAAGGAACATAACCATACTTTTCTTTGTAAATACCCATCATCTGAACTTTTTGGTTATTTGATAAATCACCTAAAGATCTGATAGTTTCTACATCAGCTATTATTTGAGCTTCTTTTTCTTCTTCTCTAGCGTTAGCACCTAACTTAGCTGCATCAGCTAGTTCACCTTGTAAGCCTTCCCACTCTTTCCAAGAACTCATAGTCTTAGTAGAACCATCACGAGCTATTATTTCGTGATTAACTATAGACATAGCTTCTGGATATGATATTTTATTTTCACTAACTAGATCAATTAGATTTTCTTTAAAAGCTATTCTACCAGCTTGTATAGACACTCTATTTCTAGCTGCATATCTAGCAGCCCAATCGTGAGCTAGTTGATGACCGTCTTCTGGATTAGCAGTAGCAAATCCTATCTCTATCATTTTAGAGTCAGACTCTCTTACCTGTATCTGATATGCTTTTTCTCTTTGTACAGCCTGTTCTTTTCTTCGTTTTGCGTCAAACTTATCTATTTCTGGTTTGACAACAGTAGCTACAAGTGCTTCGTTTAATCCTGCAAACTGTTTTGCATACTCAAACTTAATCTTAGTATCTAGAGCTGCCTGTTCAGCAGGAGATAAGTTATCTAAATGTCCAACAGAAACTTGC